AGATATCCACACGCGTCTCCGCAGTGTGAATGTTCGTTCTTGACCGGCGCGTCTTTAAACCGTTCTTGCCCGGCGCCGAGCGATTGCCGCTTGAAGAAATAGCCACCACTCAGAGATTTGCGCAGACGAATACACTTTTTATCAACCATCAGCCCAGGTTTAGAGTTTACCAGGCGTGACATCGGCCCCGCCCCGGCTTCCCGGCGCACCTGAAAGGCGTTACTTTCTGTCGGCTGGGCTTTGAATCCGATCGATCGCAAGTGATCGAAGGCCGTGACTTCATAGATCTCGTCGCGTTTATTGCCCGCAGGGTCGCCCCAGATCATGATTTCATGCTTAGAATATCGCTCCGCGATCCTACCTAGAAGCTCTTGTCCAAATCTTTCCAGGCCCATATCGAACGTCACCAGCTCATCGATGATCCGCCAAGATCCCGCCGTAGTTCTCTGCCCAAAGATCGCAGCCGGGGTTAAACCAAAGTCAACACCGATCTGTATCGGATAATATGGATCTACCTCGACATCCCCGGACATAAGTTCATCATCATACTCTGGCCATACGGGACGCCCCTCCTGGACAAATGTGTACATGCCTTGCGCATAACACCTGATCCAATCGGCATTCTTACCGCCAAGTAGCTGTTGATAGTATCCAGGTGGCAGGTTGTTGCCGTTCTCCGCGTTGGGATTAACTTGCCACCATTTACCACCAGAGAATACAAATCCTTGCGCATCAGGGTTTTCCTTTGGGATATCTTCTTTCTTGGGAAGTATGACACCGCCAGGCTGTCGAAAGAACGACCAGGCAAACTTACCGCCAATCGGGTTCTTTTCTGCAAGCTCATGCCACCAGTGATCGCTATCTGGCGGGTTGGTATCCATCCAGATCCCGTACCATGTAGGACCGCCATCGGATTTTGTAGGATATCGCCCGACCCGGTGCGTCAATCCGTCAATTACTGCCTTGGGAAGCTCTCGAGCCTCGTTCACCCAGGCACCCGTAAGTTCTAGGGACAACAGCTTCCGCACATCTTGCGGCGAAGAAAGCGCCATGAAGATAACTTCACAATCGATCCCAGGGATATCACCCCTGGTCGGAATACGAATGTGGTGCGAAATCGGTGGCTGCCAGCGCATCGAACCCCAGGTATCTTCCGGAAATAGCTCTTGCCAGGTCTTAATGGTGGTCGTGCGCAGCTCGGGATAAGTATTACGAACGATAACGAAACGGGAATAACGTATTCCATCGCGTGGGCTAGGTTGTTGCCTCACTGCCCTAAGCATTATCTCGGCTGCACAGCCATAAGATTTACCCGAACCAACCGGACCCATCAACCCCCTAACGAAGCTATCGTCATGTAAAAACTTCCAAACAGTCGGGCTGTTCTCAAAGTTTAAATCAAGACTAGGTATCTCGGTCATGGCTTGCTCCAAACCTCAAATGTTGTTGATATGCTGTGCGGCTGCGTCCAAATGGCAGCGGCTAATGCTCGATCTGGCGATCCACCTTTATTAAGAAAATCCTCACGCCATGACATATTGATAAATTTGCTTGGTCTATGCTTGTTAAACTGCTTCAAACCTGTTTTGCTTGCCCATATTCTTTCAGGAACAATGAGCGCCATTCGTCGAACGCCAATGCTAAAAGCATGATTAATAAAGCGCCTGATTTCTTTAAACGGTGGATTAGTAACAATGACGGGCGCGGCTGCCCAAGTATATTCGAAGAAATCCTGTCCCGTTGCTATATCTCCCGCGATTACGGTTTTACCCTTGTCTCTCATCATTTTAACTAGACGCCCATCACCCGCGCACGGCTCCCACACAACTTCGCCTAAATTGTCGGCTTCTGTAATTAGACGATCCGCCATTGAAAACGGAGTCGGATAAAAATCATTCTCTATCCTCATCTACCACCTCGGCATACTCTGTGGTTGCCGGACCCTTCATGTTAATCCCAACAATCGAGGGCTTATCGCTTTCCTTCTCTGGACTATCCAAGAACCCAGCGGCCTTAGCCAACACCCTCAATACCGCAACCTTATCATGTAACTCTATCGCAACCCGGCCATCCGGCATCGGCGTGATCTTCTTGATCGCCCTCAACGCATAGTCCGGGATATCTTCCTGTTTCTTCATCGTACCATCAAGATTTATTATCTCAGTGATCGATGTGGTCCCAAGAGCTATTAGCTCCTGGGCAACGGCTTCCTTGTGGTTCTCTAATGTCTCACTCGTCTTTAATCGACGTTGCGCAACACGGATACCACCAAAGCGGCCAATAGGGGTTTGTCTTGTTCTAGCCATTATCCGGTACAATCTCCATGGTCAGCTTGGCATAATGCACCCTCTGTGTCAAAAATCCAATCTCCTTGGTTCTCGACCATGTACTTCAATTCTCGCCTAGAATACTCAAACCGAAATCTACCCGGCCCCAAGGTCCAATCAGAAACAAGATCCTCCATATTCTGCCACCAAATGTGACGATCAGGATACTCTCTAGCCAAATGCGCCAACGTCGATTCACTTTTCAAAAAACAACCATCGCAATTTCCAAGCCAGCAAGATCCGTTCACGTTAGGCAATCGAAGATCAAAGGGCTGCGCGTCCCAAAAATCAGAAACATCACGCTTTGTAACGCCAGCATCGGCTAACGGATGCCAAGTTACCCAGCGATCCTTATCAGGTTTACCAAGACGCTGCGCCTCATCAGCACGAATGCCCACTGTATTTGTCCAGCGATCCCACCCAATAGACCTTAAATACCGCTTAGAAGTTAAAACTTTTAACTCTTGGGTGCAAAATCGAATGCGAATATTCGGCAAATGCTTTTTCTGCCAAATCAAAGCCTCAAAAGGCTCCCCATTCCGGGCCGCGGAATTGTGGCTCACAATTTGAAACTTAGGCTTCTCTCTAATCCACTCAAGCCAAACAATAGGAATACCCCATCGATCCGAACACTCCTGAACAAAATCCAATGTCTCAGGCATTTCACGGCCAGTATTCTGAAACGAAACCACACATCTATCAGGAATGCCGCCGTTAGCCTCCGCTATTTGATGCAGCATATATCCAGATGTACGGCCACCAGAGAACGATATGACAACATTGCCCTCCGGTAGCTCGAAGTGCGATGCACTAGCCATTAGAAACCTACCAGCACTTTTTTGCGATACTTTTCATTAGATGTTCGCTTGTATGTCGTGGTTTTTTCACACAACTGCATGTGAACATCAGGTTCTATCGCCCAAGCCATAGGCCCGATCACAATAGATGGCGGTACACTTTCCGATCTATCTTCTGCACCTTCTGCATTGCTGCCAAAAAGCTTTTTCTGCAAATGAAGCATCGTATCAGTAATCGGATCTCCGTCAGCATCATGATCTTCCGCCCTATACGCATCTAGCGCAGATTTCAGAATGTAATATTCGTATGGTGTAAGTATAATCATATCAGCCTCCTAAAACGGAATAGCATCGTCCATGTCAGACGAAGCACCAGAATTTTGCTGAGAAGATTGCTGTTGTTTCTGGCCACCGCCAGACCCATCATCTTCAAACAGGCTAATCCAAACCTCACCGTTCTCATCAGGTAACGGCAGCGCATTCAGCTTAATCCGCGTTCCCTTGCTATCAGACCATCCAATACCCAAACGTACCCAATCCGTCTTGTCCGGATCATTCCGCCGCTTCTGTGGCTGTACAACTCTCAATGTCTTTTTCATAACTAATCCTTCCTGTGATTTAGTTGTAGCTAAAGGTATCGCATACCCAAGGAAAATTCCAGAAAATATTTTTGTGGGACACTGTAGCAGTAGTGGCGGGGGCGGGGGGCAAGGGGTCGCATGTGCGCGGGCAGCGCGGGCGGGTCAGCGCAGGGTCAGTGTTGCTTACCTACCTAGCGCGTAGGGATCGCACGGCTTGCGCTAGGGGGTCGTTTCTCTTGGGTGTACTGTTGCCAGTGGCTTTCGCTACAGGGTTCGCAAAGTATCCTATCCCTCGTGCGTAGTCGCGTAGGTTCTTGCGGCAATAGTCCCAATGACTTTGGAGGATGGTTGCCCATTGTTCACGGGTTAATCCATTCCTTATCCATGATTCCATCACATCGACATCTCGATCATTGATATTCCTTGGAGTTCCAAAACTTTCAGCCGATCTCAAAAACATTACACAAAACTGTCTAGCCTCATCACTATTAATAGATATACCCTTATTGTTATATGGTGTGTTAGTGTAACCTAATGGTGTTACAGGGGGTGTAACCTCTGATGTTACAGGTGG